CTTAGACATATCGAATCTGTAGTCAGCTAATGCATCACCATTTGAATCCCACAACGCTGTAGTTTCAGTAAATACAGTATTTAATGTAATGAAACCTTCTGATGATAAAACCAACGATGTTACAGGTACTGCTAATGGATCTTCGCTGAAACTAGCTATATTAAAATCATTTTCAGATTGAATTACAACCTGGCCTTCATAGTAAAATCCGGCCGGGTGTATAAATTTTAAATATAACTCGCGCCAATCAGCCGTTGCAAATGCTGTTTTAATTAGTATAGAAAAGGTTTGATACAAGGCATCATTTTGAATAAACTTTAATGAGTCATAGCCTATTTTTGAATCGCCTATTGTAAATAGGTCTTTTTTCGGGTATTCGACACTAGCGTTTTCGCCAAAAAAACCTCTAAAAAAACCTTCAAGAGAAGCAAGAGAACCTTTTACTCTATAAAACTTAGCTAATAGGGCAGCCATCAATCTTGGATTGTCAAAGAAGTTAGATGATTTTAAACCATTGCCAAATTCCTGAACAAGAAAATCTAAGTTTTCAACGTTTGTCTGCGCTGGATCTCTTGCCAAAAATAAATTATTAATTTGTGTTTTAAAAGAATCTTTGTTATCACCTTCTAAATATTCATAGTATTTTTCTAAGAATAAAATTAAATTAGGATACGATTCTTCATAGTACTCTGGTAGTACCTCTCGTATTTTACTTTGAGAGAAACTTACATTTCTTCTATCTAAATTTTCTACTGCATGAATCATGAGAGAGCGACATTAGTATTTTGATAATCAATTTGAGCCTTAGCGAATGAAAGACCATCATCAATATCTATAATATAATTTCTCAATGGTCTAATTGTAGACTCATTACCTGGTACTGCTGAAACTTTAATGATATCATTTACTGCGGCTTCCGGGTTAAAACCAACTAGTGTGATAGTACCTGTACTTGTAGTATAATCGCCGACGTTGTCTAAAAGCACGTTGCCGCCGATTGTTTGTATCTGTAAAATATTTGTACCAAGCCTGTTGCTGATTATAGCGGTTTGTCCTAAAAAAGTAAACCTTGATGATGTTACTGATGCGGTAACTACATTTGGTTCTGCTATTGCTACAGGATATGATAAGACAAAGTTATTCAACGCACCAAATGTTGGCGCAATTCTTAATTGCATTTTAACTGCAATCCTAGAGTTAAGAACGGCTTTACTTACAGCGTCAATCAATGCTAGTGCTGATGATCTTCTAAATACTGCGCCAAATTTCTTTAGCTCTTCGTTAAAGTACTTTTGAATTATAGTTGTCACAGCAGACTCTGTTGTTCTAACAGTAACATTAGTTAAGTCTGGGTCAAAATTAAATCGAGTAGTAAGTTCTAGATATACAACTACAGGATCAGCAAAAACAGTATCAATAGACATAATCGCCAAGTTATTAGTTAGATTAGTAACAATCGAATCTTTAATTACTTGTTTCTGAGCATCAGTGACGCCGTCATTAAACTTTAGGCCTACATATGTTCTACCGTAAATAGGTGGTGTATTATCCTGTCCACCCCAAGCAGCTACATCGGCAATAGATGATGAATAATTAGCTAATATCTGGGCTCTATAATCTTCAGCTGTAACCATGCGCTGCTGTGAAGCAAAAGCAAGTGATGCATTTTGTTTGATTGATGTAATATTTTCACCAATACTACCACCCGTTGATGGTGCGAGTGTTGTTACAGCGATCGGATATTCTATACCTCCAGCACTTATATCTGTCTGAGAATTAAAAATGTCTGCACCGTTAGCTTCATTTCCAGATGACGCCAGATATGACACCACAATCATATTCCCAATCAATGGAGTATTGCCTAAAACACTACCATCACCAAAATTTAGTTCGAAATACCCATTAGGTACTTCTTTCACTTGGTAAAAGTAACTTGCAGCATCAATCCTAATTGCTTTATTTAAATTAGTATATGCAGTAAATCGCGTGCTTATTGTTGTGTCATACACGTTCACCTTAACGGTCTCCGTATCGATATCTTTATCAGGTATCACATACACTTGTTGATCTGTAACATCTCCAACAATAAATGTTTTTGTTCGCACCACGCCTTCAGCGATTTGCAAATTTTGATTATTATTCTCATCTACAAATACGTATTCGCCTGAACCGTCGTCTGTTGCAATATAATTTTCTAGTGTCTGGAAAACGTATGAACTACCTTCAATGGACGTATTAAATTTGCTAAAGGCTGGCAGTGTAATTATATTAGGCCGTGTGCCAGCTGTAATAAGCACATTTAAATTAACATTAGCCTTTGATGAAGTTTTTGATCTTGGTGAGTAACCAAGCATTTCTGCGTGTGATACAACTGATGATCTCAACTGAGAAGAATTTAAAAATGACTCATTCAATGCAAAGTTTGCGATCAGGCCATTTAAATGTGTATTATATGCTAAAACATCTAATATATTAGATAAGCCAGATGCTTCAAAATCATAATCAGCAAATTCACCTTGCTGTTTAAAATAAGAAGTCAGGTTTGCTTTAATCGTGTTAAAGTCTAAATCTGATGATTTAATGGTGGATTCCGATGCCATTTACCGTGTCCTTGCTAATGAAACTTCAACGGAAGTTATTTCTGATGTTGCTACAATTTCAAATACTACCGTCACTTTTACTTCGTATGAATCTGGAAAAATATAAACCTGTATATCCAACACTCGTGCTCTTGGTTCATAGTTTTCAATTGCAAGAACGATGTGATCTTTAATATCTTGCTCATCAAAGTCTGATGACAATTCAAATAAGAATTTACTTAATTCGCCACCATAATAAGGTTCAAACGGCTTTTCAGTTCTATTTGTAAGCAATAGATTTTTAACCGCTTGCTTCACAGCTGCCGCGTTTGTTTTTTTATAAATCTCGCCGGTTGTTTTAGGTGTAAAGGATAAATCAATATCCTTATATTCCCTTTTACGCGCTACTAATATAGACCGCGTAGAAATATTTCCGTCTTCGATTGAAAAAGCTTTTGTAACCATAGATAGTATTTATTAGATTTCTAGTATTTCTACTAGCTCATTTGTGCTTTGTACGTAATTATTAAAGGTTGTTTCAATTTTATTTTCATATTTCACAATCCAAGGAGCAATAATTTCTGGCATAACAATAGCTATCTGAGCATTTAATTCACCATTTGGATCATAGGAATCATAATCTAAAATAAGTTTTTCAAACTCAATATGGTCTTTTAAAAATACTGCTAGATCAAATGTTTTTTCTGGAGCATTGTTACCGTCCTCATCAATAAGTTCGTATACTACACATTGCCCATTTGCCATGAGGCTATTAGTACTTCCAATATTAAGTACTTCTCCTGGCGCAGGCCTATATAGACCCTCAGCAACAGTTAATCTATAATCAGCAAACTTACCTCCAACATTTTCAGCAATAATTTTTACTACCTGTGCTTGTAAATAATATTGCTTTGCTAACTTTAGCCTTTGCGATGCATCAATAATATGGTTCATGGTTTGTTTATCGCCATAACCACCTAAAAACCTACTCATGCTAATGCCGGGTGCTAGTCGTGTACGTGCCGTAATAACCGATTGGTTGACTGGGTTGTACGCAGCATCTGGGTTAATTATCATTTACTATACCTCTTTGTCAAATCGCCTCTGTTACCGATGGCAATAGAACCTCTCTGTGGTGATGCATCAAGGCTTGCAGTCCGTCCAATTTTGCCCGGCACGGCTTGGATATATGCTGGGTTTAATTTACCTTCGGCAATCATAGCACTAACAAATTTAGAATTAGCCAATGTGTTTTTATCTCTTAATTTAGATCTAACTTCAGAGACTGTAAGTTCTCTATTTGCGACGCCCCCGTATTCATTAGTTTTATCTATAGTATCTTTTAGTACATTACCTGGATCAATCGAAACTTCCTTTACGCCAAATGATGATTTATGCAAATAATCATCCATAATATCTGCGGTGGGTTCGACTGTAACTGTTGTATCATGTGTGGGATAATTCGCAGAACCTGGGGCGCCAAGAGCACCAGCGATATTTGCGCCACTTGCTAAATCAGCCAATGCAGCCTCATCAGCTTTACCATTTAAAGTGCCGTGGAACGTCTCACCCCAGTATGATTTTCCGTAGTGAATAATATTATCGCCACCAATAGTGCCAGTGTCGCCGATAAGCGTTAAACTCTCGGCCCCTATGTTGATATTGGGTGAAGATATGCTTGCAACGTTTTCAGCAGTAATCATAAACTCATCACCACTGTACAGTTCAAAACCCCCTTCAACGATTTGTTTTGTATCACCTTTGATAACCTTATTGGAACTACCTAAAATAGTTTCAGTTTGCTCACCGCCGATAAATGTAGATTGGTGTTCTGTAATAACTGTTTTTTGCGTTTTACGGACTATTTTCTTATGTGACCCACGAATCTCTTCGTTATTATTACCACCGGTCGTGACGTTAAAGTCGCCGCCGACGACGAGGTCAAAGTTACCAGCGACCTGTAGTGATAAGTTACCATTGTATACTAATTCACCATCACCATCGACGATCACCTTTTCATCATGGCAAGTAACTCGCACAGTATTGCCTACTGAACTAAAGATCATTGTACCATCTGATCTCATCTCTACACCAGAACCCGTCCGATGTCTAATTAAAATTCTTTCAGAACCTGGTGTATCGTCATACTCAGTGATATGACCACTGGCAGTTTGCGTTACCTGGTTGTTAGGATAACCTGATGGTGCTAGTGGTTTTAAATCTAGCGATATGTTTTTGTAACCACCACCTGTGTATACTCTATTGATTTTATACCCGCGTGCTGCCTCGTTTGTTGATGCAACATTTATGTATGATCTATAAGGATATTCGGCATTAGTATCGGTAAAACCATCATTAGGGTTTTCTATACTTTCTGGTACTGGTATCTCATCATCCATAATAATTACCTTTCATTTTCATTTTTTTGATTTCTTTCAGCCGCAGCAAGTCTGGTTTCAGCTTGTTTTAATTCACCTTCTTTTGCCGAAATTTGTGATTCCAATGATGCCAATTGACTAGTGTATCCGCTATCAGATAATACTCCAACTTTAGATAAAGAAAATAATTCTTTCCTGACTTTATTTCGATTGGTGCGTTCTTCACTTACAGATTCAAATTTCTTAACAGGTTCTTTGTTAGGTGTTTCCTCTGTAAGTGTTGCATTACATTCTTCAAACTTCTTCTCTAATTCTGCTATTTCTTTTGTAAGACGTTCATATAATATTTCATCTTCCTCTTGCGCTGCAGCAGTCGTTGCATCTGCAAAAACGTTTTTGCCAAGTGCTGCGTCAAACCGTGTACCGCTAGCATTTGCTCGTTTTTGCATTCTCTGACTGGCGCCACTTTTTTCATCTATTTTGCTTTCTATTTGCTTAGACCACATTTCCATGTTATCTTCACAATTTTTTGATTCAACAAAAGTTGGCTTTGGTTTTTCACCAGTCTCAGGGTCTGCTGGTTTTTTAGGAGGCGCTACAGGCTTTGTTACAACCGGAGTAATTGTGGGTTTTACAACCTTAGCAGGTATCGCATTATTTAATTCAGTAGGTAACAACACACCTAGTTTATCTTCAATACGTTTGTTCAGCTCATAATTACCAGTATATGATGTTTCCCAACCAAAACGTGTATTCGTCCATTCCCTTACATCAAAGTACGGTTGTCCAAGCGTTGGTTTATCTGGGACCCCATCGGTGTATATATCAATCACGCCAAGGCCTTCGCCGCCTGGAATTGCTGCTTCAAATGCTTTACAGAACACTTCAAACGTTTCCCATTGCTTTGTAGTATAATTTTTTGATGACAGATGCAGATTTCTATTTACACTTTTATCAACAGGGTATGCAAGATCAAGGCCGCCAACAAAAGCAATTGAAATTAGTCTGGCATTAAAACCGTTTCTTAACTTATTGCCGCCATCCCACACTGGTAAAATTAATGGCCGGGCACGCTGCAAACTACCACTTCTTCCGATAAAGTAATGAGACTGAATACCGCCGTATTTTTTTACATAATCTTGTAGGAATGTGGTATCGGTAGTACCTAACGAGTCGCTTAGCAGTTTAAAAATGGACTGCCCTGGGCTACTAGCTTTGGTCAACACTCTATGGCGGTCATGCGCAAATACCGCTATATTGTATGGTGTGTTGGTAGCACCTACTACAAAAGCTGTAATAGGTCTTTTGGCCGAAATGGTTCTTATTTCTGCTTCAAGTTCCTCTTTTGAATTTACATAAGTAAAATAATCTCTAGGTAGTGTATCAACACCGTTAAATAATTTTAATGCTTCACTGTTATCAAGTTTTGTAGAAGGTGTTGTTGATTTAACACTTGGCGATGTAAGTGTGCTTTTATCAATTGCTTTTGATAAATTAGTACTTCCATCTTGCTTAACAACCTCTACAGGTTCTAACTTAGGCAACTGAGTTGTTAACTTAAAGTTGTTAGGATCTAGTTGTGTTTTTGCACCTACATTAGATATTAAACCAGCGCCAGGAAATCCGCCTGGAATGGATGGTACCGCTCCAGGTAATGTAGGTACTGTTAAGTTAACTCCTAACGCCTTTGAGGCAAATGCAGTTAGCGATTTATTTAATAAAAAATTACGTTGGGCTTGTGTTGCATCAACTATCGTCTGCGATGTATCAATATTTACTAAAGCAGGTTTCGATGCAACCGACCCAACATTTATTGTATTTGCATTGAGCTGACCTTTTTTTAATACACCTGCAACAAGACCGGCAACATTACCTAATATGTTGGCAAATGGGTTACCAGCTGACCCACTAAACGCACTAGACAGTGTGCCAAACGGATTAGCAAGATTATCGTTGTTCTTTTGAGTTACTTTCGTGACATTAGCTGCCACTTTCTCGGAAACATCCACGTTAAAATTTTGTTCAGCGACTTCGCCGTTAGACGATGTTGCCTTCATCTTCGTTTTAATTGCTTCTGGTGTTGCGCCAACAGTTGCAGTTAAAGTCTTTTCAATCCCTTTAGGTGAACCTTGAGTTACTGCTGTTGTTAAAAACCCGTTTGATGCAGTCTTACCGGTTAGTGTTGTAATCTCAGTTATTTTACCTGACGTTCTAGTAACAGCGAGACCGTCACCATCAACGGCTGCAGTCATTATCACCAGCGAAGGCTGTGATGTGACGGTCTCGCCTTCATCGGTACTTGTTGTAAGTGATTTAAAACCGCCTGCAACTGAATTAATTTTTGTGCCGAGTACAGAACCTTGTGTGGCCTCTCGATCAGCTATTGCAGTATCACCGGTGTTTTGCAAAGATTTTGCATTTATTTTCTTAACAATTGCGCCTAAATCTAAATTAAACTTATCCTTGCTAAAAAGGCCTGATGCTGCACCAGTTAAGCTATTGTTTAACTTCGAATTTCTATCAATCTGCGCCTCGGCCTCAGCGCGTGTCATGCCAGGGTTACTAGCAATTACTTTGTGTATATCCGCTTCTCTATCGTATTCAGCCATTATTAGTAATCCATTTTCTCAAGAAGTTCTCTTGCATATTTCTGACGCTTCGGTATGTTGGCTTCATGCGCACCAGGTCTTTCATATTTAAGACAAAATATTTCTACAGCTTCATCTACGGTTCTAGAATTTAATATGCCTTTTTTACCAAAGTAACTATATGTATCAAGTTCATATTTGATGAATAAACATTGCGCGAGCACGCTGAACCATGGTATATTTCTTTCTGCCGAAAAGTTTTTCATATTATCTCTTCGGTTTTCCCATTTGGTATTTAGCCATTGCGCAATACCTGTTGCACCGATT